TACGTCGGCGGCGATGGAGTTTCACTCACCAACACTGCTCACCCGATCGTTAACGGTACATTTAGCAACCAGCTCTCGACTGCAGCTAACTTGTCGCAAACTTCGCTTGAGCAGATGCTCATTCAAGTGCGTCAAGCGGTGGACAACAACGGCAAGAAGATTCGTCTTCAGCCGCTGAAGCTAGTTGTTGCCCCCGGCAACGTGTTCCAAGCCGAAGTCCTGCTCAAGTCTGTGCTACGCACTGGTACCGCTAACAACGACATCAACCCAGTCAAGTCGATTGGTCTGATGCCCGAGGGCGCTTCAGTGTTGAGTCGTTTGACTTCAGCCACCAACTGGTGGGTGCAGACTGACGCGCCAGAAGGTCTGAAGTTGATGATGCGCCGTGGTCTTGAAAAGACTATGGAAGGCGACTTTGAGACAGACTCGATGCGCTATAAGGCAACAGAGCGGTACACGATTTCGTGGACCGACCCTCGCGCAGTGTACGGCACGCCCGGCGTGTAAAGCAACAGGGGGGCTAGTCCAAAAGATTAGCTCCCTTTTTTAATTTAATTCTGAGTGGTTCAAGCCACAGGAGTTTTAAAATGCCTCAATTTTCAGACGACCTATTCTTAGGTTCAGCCATTACCGTTCAGGGTACCGATACTTACCCTACTGTCTCAACCTTTACTGGTTCAATTGCTACAACCACATTGACTGTCACCGCAATGCTCTCTGGTGATCCAATTACTGTTGGTATGTTTATTGACAGTTCAACATCACTTACCAATGGAACTTACATTACCGCTTTTGGTACAGGTTCTGGCGGTACAGGAACTTACACCGTAAGCGCCTCACAAACTGTAGCAAGCTCCACAATCATTGGTTCTGGTAATGCTTTGTTGCAAAACCCATCTTCAATGAGCGTAGGTGTTGGTCCGTTGGGCCGCCTTTATGTTTGGGATGCTGTCCCACAGGCAAAACTGACAACAAACATCGTTGCCGCTGTCATCACAACTGCTACTACGCTCACGCTCGCAGCAGGTGCTGGTGTTATATCTACTACGATCACTGGCGGTGCAACAGGCTTGCAACTTGACTGTCCTCGTGCTGTTTCTACAACCACAGGCGCTGGTAGCCCAACTTCTGTCAACATTACTGTTTCTGGTTACGACTACTACGGTCAGGCCATGAGCGAAGTGATTGCAACAGGAACAGTGGCATCAACAACTGTCAACGGTAAAAAAGCCTTTTACCAAATCTCTAGCGTTACCGCTTCAGGTGGCAGCGTGGTGACTGTTGCTGTGGGTACAACTGACATCTTGGGTTCGCCATTGCGCATTACTGATGCGGGATACATTACTCGTGCAGGTTGGAACAACACTCTAGCAGAAGATGCTGGTACTTTTGCCGCCGCCGCTACTTTGACGGCTACCACAGCCACGGGCGATGTGAGGGGTACTTATTTACCTTCGTCTGCTTGTGACGGTATTAAACGTCTTGTGATGGGAATAGCCCTGCCAGCAATTGCGGCAGGCCCAACCGCGACTCGCACTGGCGCTCTCGGCGTCAATCAAAACTTAGTAGCCTAAGGGGTAGATCATGGGTTTCAAACGCATGGAAAAGATGGAAACAACTGAGCCTTCGGTCGATGAAGTATCTGCTAAGGGCATGAAGAAAGGCGGCAAGACCAAGAAGATGGCCATGGGCGGTGCAATGCCCGTGGCTCCTTTGGCTGCTGCTGCGGCGCCCATGCCAATGGGTCGTCGTCCAATGCCCTCACGTCGTCCTGATCCTCGTGCAGCGATGCTCGAGGCAGCGATGGCTCAGCGTGGTGCTCCGATGATGCGCAAGAAAGGCGGCGAAGTCGAGAGCAAGTCTGCGCATGCCAAAGAAGAACGCCAGATTAAAGGTCTGAAAAGCGAACTCATGTCGCATGAGGACAAACCAGCGTCTAAGGCTCACAAGGGCTTAGCTACTGGGGGTGTTATCAACGGTCAGGGCGGCTACAAGAAAGGCGGCGTTGCTAAGTACGCAACCGGTGGCGTTGTAAAGGGCGCTCCTGCTGGCTACAAGACTGGCGGTGTCGTTAACGGTCAAGGCGGCTACAAAGACGGTGGTCACGCTAAAATGTCATGCTCAGGTGGCGATGGTTACAAAGCCATGAAAAAGGGCGGTTCCTTTTAGATAAGCACGGGGGTTCGCCCCCTGCTTTTTGGAGATTGATATGGGTAGACCAGTCCGAGTAACCGTTTCTTCAGCCACCTCGTCGGCTGTGATACCGTTAAGTTTAAATGCCGATCCCTTTAACGTGGGTATTGGTTGCGATGTGTCTGCGGGCGGTTCTTTGACCTACACCGTGCAGCACACGTTTGATGACGTATTTAGCCCTACATTTAGTCCATCGACTGCAACGTGGTACTCAAACTCTACGCTCGTAGCACAGACGACCGACAAAGATGGTAACTACGCATACCCTGTTACGGCGGTTCGCATCACCGTCACTGCGTGGACTTCGGGTTCTGTAACCATGACTGTAATTCAAGCGGGGTTCTAACATGAATAAGCAAGACATTGATAAAGCCTCATCTGCGCTCGCAGGCGCTTTAAATTACTTCAACCCGATCTCGACTGCATTAAGTCAGGCGGATGAAGTGTTTTCAGTTTTAAGCAACGCAGTGAAGTTCAAAGCAGCGATTGAGAAAGACGTCAGTTCACTTCAGTCAGTGCTGTCTGGACTCAAGGATCAGGTTTCAGAAAGCCAAGCCGCTATTTCTGCAAATGTTGAGGCTGCTAAGCAAGCCAAAGCACAAGCCGAGAAAGACATTGCGGATGCCAAAGATCAAGCTGACACAGAAGTTAAGTCAATCAAGGCGACTGTTGCTGACCGCACTAAGAAATCAGTTGAAGACTCAGAAGCAAAGATTGCACAAGCTAATGCTGCGGCGCAACAAGCTAAGGCTGTGTATGAGAGCGATGTTGCAATGATGACGGCAAACAAAGCTGCGTTGCAGTCTGACGTTGATGCGCTTGAGACCAAGTTGGCTAAGTTGCGTGACCAAGCTAAGAAGTTTGCTGCCTCTTTGGTAGAGTGAAATGGGTGTCAGTGGTGTCGTACACATCAATCCGGGTAACACTTACTATTTAAATAATTTTGTTCAGTCTGGCACAATTTATTACATAGGGAAGGTTCTTGAAAATGGTATCTGGTTGGTGCAAAAGTACGACACATCGACTGGAGCCATGCTCTATGCGAACATCAGCAACAACTCAAGCTATGGTGATTATGATTCGGCTTGGGCTGATCGGGCAACTTTGAATTATGCTGAGTTTCAAAACATACAAGGCTTTTAAGGATTAAACATGGCAAAGTCGATTACCACCTGTAACAACCTACTCAAGCTGATTTTTAATGCGACAGCTTGGGCAAACATGGCGGATAACGCTGCATCGTCACCGTACACTAATCTGTATGTTGGACTATATACAGCCGACCCCGGTACAGGCAACAACCAAACCACCAACGAAACCTCGTACACCAACTACACTCGCATTGCGGTGCTGCGTACCTCGGCAGGCTGGACGGTTTCCACTAACACTGCGGTCAATGCTGCGTTGATCCAGTTCCCGCAATGCGGCGCTACAGGTGCAACTTTGACTTATGTAGCAATTGGGACAGCGGCATCGGGTGCAGGTAACGTCTTATATTCTGGTGCGTTAAACAGTTCTTTAACAGTCGCATCCGGTATTCAACCGCAGTTTAATGCTTCAGCTCTAACAGTTACGGAGACTTAATTGGAACAGCCAAACCTCGCTAAAGGTGAATTGCCTTTGTACTTGTGTGCTGAGTGCAATGAACCTGTGTTTTTAGTTGAGCATATCGTCTACAAACCCTGTGGGCATAGTGAAGCGGCTGTGTTGGCTAACCTTGAAGCGACACTGCGTGGCACAAGCGCAGTCAGTTAAATGGCGATTCAATCGTTCAAAGCTCTGGTTGATGCTGAACAGAACGGGCAGACGTTTTTTGGTGGATTTCGTAAAGTGCCTAACGCCGTTACAGGTGCTGGGGCTTGGTTTGATATTACGTTAAGTCCCGGTAATCCTTTGCCGTTTTATTATGCTTCAACGCCGTTAATTGGTGCGCCAATAGGTCAATCAGTAAATGGTGGGATTCCGCATAATCAACCCGTAGCTAGTCTTGGGTATAAAACGTATTTAAAGACATTAAACGTCAATTCAGGTACTAGTGGTAGTGCTGTTAATGGCGCAATGATTTTAATGGACTACTTATTTTATTATCCATTTGTTGATACAGGCACGACTGACGAGCAAGTGCTAGATAACACGCTAAGTTTGACTCGATACACAAGTGGTCAAGGCGTAAGCGTTATGGCGGTTCAGTTAGCAGGTATGTTGGGTACAGGTAATCCGACATTTAACTTTACTTACATCAATCAAAGCGGTGTGTTGCAAACAGCACCCACGCAAACTTGTGGTTCAGGTTCAATTGTTGGTGAGTTAGCAACAGGCAATAATTCAAATGCAGCAGTAGCAAGAAGCAATTATCCGTTTCTTGCATTAGCACCGGGTGACACAGGCATCAGAAGCGTCCAATCTGTGACTTTTGATACGCCTGATATTGGCTTGTTAGCGTTTGTTTTGGTTAAGCCCTTAGAGCAAATCATACAACGTGAAAACGGGTCTGCCGCAGAACGCACGCCAGTAATTGATTTTTTTGATTTGCCAGTAATTGAAGATAATGCGTACCTGTCTTTTCTCGTAAATACAGGATTGAATGGGGCAAATGCAAACCCATTTTTTGGAACAATACAAACGGTTTGGGGATAGATTATGGCACTGCAATCGATGGATCAAATCATCTCTGCTATTACAGCAGGGCAATTTAACCGAACCGACTGGAACAAAAACGCTTTACCTGTTACCGCTCAAACTGCGGGTGTTTGGTATGACTTATCCACAGGAGCTGGTAATCCGTTTCAGAACTCAACGCATGGATCAACTACTAACCTAGCGTTTCAAGCGTTATCGGATACAACTACCACGACTGCTACAACGACTGCGCTAAACGGCTCAATTGCTACCACGGTGTTTACTGATACCACACACAACACGGGTCGCTTTACGGTAGGTATGCAGCTTACAGGTACGGGTGTTGCAGCGGGTACTTATATTACTTCGCTCGGTACTGGTACAGGCGCAAACAACGGCGGTACTTACAACATCAACATTTCGCAAACTGTGACCTCACAGACGATTACAGGTACAGCAACACCTAACGGTCTATACACGGGTGGTAACGTATCGCCGTCAATCAAAAACGTATTGAACATAGCGGCTTATTCAGGCGCAGCAACTAGCGCACCTGCGGTGTTAATGTTAGTTGACCAAGTCGCAATGTTTACCGTTTCGTCAGTTACTACGACTGGCGCACAAAACTTTACAGGTACGCAGACTTTGCCTCGCTACACGACTGGCGCAGGATTGCAAGCGTTTATCGTTCCCTCCGTGGTTATGGGTGCGGGTACTCCTACAATTCAACTAGGCTACACAAACGCTGCGGGTACGGCAAGCCGCTTAACTCCTGCAAGCCCATCTTTGCCTATTGCCACTACCACTTCACCTGTTGGGTCAATTATTTACTCTGGTACTGGCGCAGGTAAGTACGGACCATTCATACCACTTCAAGCGGGTGACACGGGTATCCGGTCGATTCAATCAATTAACTTATCTGCCACCATGACTTCAGGTTCTTTAGTAGTCATTCTGTGTAAGCCATTGTTTACGCTGCCGTTGACCACTGTTGGCGTAGCGTCTGAGCGTGACTTGGTTAACCAATTGCCTTCAATGCCACAAATCGTTGATGGTGCAAACCTTCAGTGGCTGATGTACGCAGGTGCGGCAACCCCTGTTAACACCGCTTATTACGGCTCACTTGACGTAGCTTGGGGCTAAGATGCTCGTTGGCAATTATTCTGTTTACAACAAGCTGCCGCTGAAATACTGCACGGGCGCTAACACCGCTACGTCTGGGCAAGCTGGTAGTCAGAGTAATTACGCCCAATCAGGTCGTGTGCGTAGCCGCATGATGCAAGATATGACAACCACGGCGCTGACGTACTACGCATTGCCCAATGGTGGTTATCCAACGCTAACTTGGTTTATCCCGCAAAAAGCAGGGCAAATTGGCTCAAGCAATCAGATTTATGGTTCAGGCATATCGGCAGGAAACTTAGCGGGTGCTAGAAATGGCGTTGCGGGTTTAACAGGTTCAGGCACAATCACCAACGGGTTCTTGTCGCTTATTGCCGATCTGATTGCATCTCTAACTGGTGCAGGTACTATTGCACCACCTGCAAACCTGATTGCAATTCTTAACCTGTATAGCGATCAATTAACAGGCTCTGGTGCAATTGCGGCGACTTTAGCTGCTTACGCTTCTGTACAAGCTAGTCTGACAGGTAACGGCACATTAACCCTCACGCCTTACGCTATAGGTCAATTGTCAGCCAACATCACGGGCGAGTCAGCACTAAGCCCACAGAACTTAGCCGCAGCCGTTTGGAACGCCATAGCTTCGCAATACAACACAGTGGGTACTATGGGTAACAAGCTGAACTCAGCGGCTTCTGGTGGCGTGGATTACCATGCGTTAGGACTAGCGGTTTGGAACATCTTACAGAGCGAAGTTGGCTCGGCTGGCACAATGGGCGAGGCGCTTGAAGCTACCTTGAAACTACCTGAATTTATTGCTTTACAGAATCCATAGGAGCGACCATGCCAAGCAAATCAGCCAAACAACATAACCTGATGGAGGCGGTCGCGCACAACCCTAAGTTTGCAAAGAAAGTGGGCATTCCTCAGTCTGTGGGAAAAGACTTTGCAGCGGCAGATAAGATGAAAAATGGTGGTTTGTATGCAAATATCCATGCCAAGC